GCTCGATCCGCTCCCGGTACCGGAAGCTGGATGGCATCGACAACATCTTCCGGGACCGGGAGCGGATCGAGCGGTTGGCCGGCCACTCTAAGGCGTGGCGCACCGAGCAAGCGCCGCACCCGATGGCCCTCAAATACCTCGAAGGCGCCGATGTTCCTGCACATCAGTAGGAGTGTTCAGGCCCCGGCCTACGAGCGGATCGAGCAGCTCTGCCGCGGCTGCGGGAGGGTGTTCGAAGGCAATCACTGGACCAAACCGCCCTGTGCGAGTCAGCGGTTGGAGTGGATCTTCGAGGGGCGTATCTTGGGCTGGTGCGGTCCCTGTATCACGGCGGAAGAGGAGCGGAATGCCCGGATGGACGCGATGATGCGGCGGGAACGGACGCCCAAGGTTGGTCCGCTCAACCGGCCCCAGCGCACGGTGCGCGATGACGACCAGCCCCCCTTCTGATGACCGACGCGCACCGGCGGGCGGCCCCGTGAATGGCGACCTACTACAACGACAACGACCCGTTCGTCTGCGCGTGGCTCCGCAACCTGATTGCCGCGAAGGTGATTCCCGCGGGCGAAGTGGACGAGCGGCCCATTCAGGAGGTGCAGCCCGATGATGTCCGATGCTTCAGACAAGTTCACTTCTTCGCCGGTATCGGCGGCTGGGCCTACGCCCTCCAACTCGCCGGCTGGGGCGACCGATCTGTTTGGACAGGCTCTTGTCCCTGCCAGCCATTCTCTGCTGCGGGGAAACGGGGGAGCCACGCCGACGAACGGCACCTCTGGCCGGAGTGGTTCTGTCTCATCCGCGAGTGCCGACCTCAGTGCGTCTTTGGCGAACAAGTTAGCGGCGCGGCTGGACTCGGCTGGCTCGACGCTGTGGCGCTCGATCTGGAGTCGGAAGGCTACGCCGTTGGGGCGTGCGTACTGGGCGCACACAGCGTCGGCGCACCGCACCTCCGGCAACGGCTGTGGTTCGTGGCCGATGCCACGCGGTATGCACGGCTGCGGGCCGAGCGACGGAGTGACGCGGGGGATAACCCCAGAAGGGGCCGCACAACTAGCGAGTTGGCCGATGCCGGACGGGGGAGCGTGCAACAGCGGGACGGATTCGACGTGGGAGCGGCGCCGAGCGGAGCTCAAGGAGAAGCACGACAACGGCAACGGATTCGGTCTGACGCTGGGGATGGCGAGTCAGTTGGCGGCGTGGCCGACCCCTTGCCAGCAGGACGGCCCGAAGGGCGGGCCGGGACAGGGGACGGATCGGTTGCCTGCGGCCTGGATGACACCGCAGGCGAGCGACGACCGCAACACGAGCGGCGGGCGAGGTCGGGAGAAGAATCCGACACTCCGAGTACAAGCGAGTTGGGTGACACCAGCGGGGCGAGACCACAAGGGCAACGGGAGCAGGCGGGAGCGGGCGAAGGGCACACCACTGGACGAACAAGCGACCCTGGCGAGTTGGGCCACGCCCCGAGCGAACGATGCGGAAAAGCGGGGGATACCATTAGACAACCCGCGCAACGGGCTGGTGACACAGGCGCAGCAAACTTCTGGTCTGACTGTCTCTGGCTCCCCTGCCGCGACGGAAAAGCCCGGCCAGTTGAATCCGGCACATTCCCGCTGGCTCATGGGGTTCCCGCCCGCGTGGGACGCCTGCGTGCCTACGGTAACGCGATCAACCCGTGGACCGCGGCGGCGTTTGTGAGCGCCTACATGGAGACCCCGTGATTCCCCGTCGCAAAGCCCTAGTGAAATCCCGGAAGCGGATCGCCCGCCGGACGCGGCCCCGGAGCAAGGGCGGCCGGCGGTTCACGCACGCGACGCGCGATCCGGAGAAACTGACCTGGGTGCGCAAGGGTTGGTGTGCCTTGGCCGATGGACGGTTCCTGACCAAGCACGGTTGCTGGATGAACGGCTCGAATCCAGAATCGCACCACGAACCGCCGCTGAGTCGTGGGGGGAGCGATGAGCGCATAGTGCCGCTCTGCTTTTGGCATCACGACGAGCGTCATCGTCTCGGGAAGCGGGACTTCGAACGGCTCTACCGAGTGGACCTCGAGGCGCTGGCGGTGGACACCGAGGCCCGGTGGCGGGCCGCCCAGGCGGGGGCCGGTCGGTGATGCCCACTAAGGTTGTGCCCCGTGAGGCCGAGGTGAAGCGCCGGGTATATGCGCTGCTCCGTAGGCTGGGTTGTCACATCGCGGACCTCAGCCAGCGACGCCCCTCGCATGTCGCACCCGGGCTCCCTGATGCTTATATCTGGCCCCCCTACGGGAAGCCGGCGTTCTGGTACGAAGCGAAGTCTCCTGATGGCAAGCAGAGCTCCGAGCAGCGGGCCTTCCAGCAACGGTGCGAATGGGCCGGCGTAGGCTACGTCCTCGGGGGCTACACGGAGATTGAGGAGCACCTACGCCGGATCGGAGTGCTATGATGCCTGACGCTCCGTCCCTGCCGGACCTCGTGGAACGGCTACGGCTCATCGCCCGCCTCTATGGGCCAGTGGGCTACCTAGCTTTTTCCCCCGAGGACGTGGCACGAGGGCTGGAGGCGGCGATTCAGGCGGTCATGTGGTGCACAGCTTCGCATGGACACCTGCCGGATAGAGAGCGGGCTATCGAGGCCTTCCTGGCCGCGGCGGGAGCGAACCCGAAGGAGGGGGAATGAAGCGGCGCTACACTATCAAGAGGCTAGCTGCCGAGGATTTCAACAAGGTACAAGTCTATTGCGTGGGTAACGCCAACGTCTGGGTAAGTCCCGACCGCATGAACTGCACCCAATGTTTCGGACCGCTCCAAGCGATGCTTGCCGTTTGCCCACACACGAGAGCATTACGTCGATACCTAAAAGCGGGCTCGTCCCTGACGCCGGAGCAGGAGGCGTAAATGAACAAGACGGAATTGGCAGTGATGGAAAAACGCCTTGGCATAGTCCGGAAGAAACTCGCCAGGGACCGTGACGCGCTGCGGCAGCTCAAAGATGAGATTGAAAACTTAGAAGACCCGACCAGCCGAGCCATCGAGGCCCTTGATGAAGCAATTACGGCCCTCTCGGAGTTGTTGTAATGCCCGCTGACCCAGCCCGACGCGAGGGTGAGGAGCCCCCGATTGTGCGCGGTGAAAAAACGCCCCGACCTAGCGCCGCTTGCTACTGACGGATCGCGAATGGACGGACCTGGAACGGGTGCGCAATCAGTGGCAGCTTGCGAATCTCGAAGAGGAGCGATGACACAAGAACGAGACTTTAGCACCAAGGGTGGTCGGGAGCGTTGGTTTGCCGATGATTTGGTGCGTTCTTGGAAGTCTAATCTTGCGCACTTGGAGGCGGAGTTGGTCACCGTTAGGCACGAGTTGAGAGAGGCAGAAGCTCAGCGTGAGCGTATCTATCACGACTATCCACCCGACCTCGGGAGGTAACTGGTGACCGCTTCCGGGGAGCGCCCCGCTACGGAGACGGTGCGGTGGCTCGCGGCGGCACGGCAACATCGTCTACAGTATGAGTCTCCCGGCCTAGACAATGCGTGTTGCGGCTGGACCGATAAAGAGGTCGCCTGTACGCTGGAAGCGGCAGCGCAATGCGACCATACGATCCTCCTTGCCGCTCGGCCAGGCTACGACTCCTCGTGGTGCTTTGCTCCACCGGCTGACTGCCCGCGATGCAAGGGAAGTGGCGTAGACCCCGCCCGGCTGGCGGCGGCCTTCAAGGAGTTGGAGAAATGAGCGACATCGAAGGAGCGACTTGCGACGAGTGCGGGAGTGTGATCGGTCCCGCCGGTTGTTGTGCTGACGCTCGTAATCGTGCCGACAGGATTACGGCCTTAGAGGCCGCGCTGGCCCAGGAGCGGGCGGCTTGAGGCCCTGACCGTTGCCCGCGACGCGCCGAGCGATGTGGCACGCGATTTGGCGACCGCGCTTGCGGGATTGATGGATGCGGTTGGGGACATGCCCGCCGATCCAGCCGAGTGTTGGCCGGGGGAGTGGAACGCAGCGACGGTCGCGTTAGATGACTATAGGGCGTCCCGGCAGGCCGAGCCCAAGGAGGGAGCATGAGCAGCACAGGGAGACAGGAGCGGCCGGTATTCACCAGTGAGATCCAATGCCCGTGGTGTGGGGCGAAGCAAGGAGCCTGCCGCGCCCTCCGAAGCGGGGACGCGCATCGTGTGCCTCTGCGGTTCAACGCGCTTCAAGGACGCCTTCGACGACGCCAACTATCGGGAGACGATGGCTGGTAGAATTGTGCTCTCGGTTGGTTTCTTCATGCACGCCACGGGCAACCGGCACGGTGAGGGTGTCGGGGCGACGCCAGAGCAGAAGATCGCGCTTGACGCGCTGCATCTACGGAAGATTGAATTGGCTGACGAAGTCCTCGTGCTCAATGTGGGTGACTACATCGGCGACAGTACGGGGCGCGAGATCGCCTACGCGCACTCCCTCGGGAAACCCGTGCGCTACCTGGAACCTGTGGAGGCCGAGCGTGGCGCGCCCCCACCAGACACGGCATGAAGGAAACGGACGTGGCCGCGAAGGTCATCGCCTACCTCAAGGATCTGCGATATGAGGTGCACCAAGAGGTCGGCGCGGACATCGTGGCTTTGCTGGATGGTCGGGCCTGGATCATCGAGTGTAAACTGAGCCTGGGGTTGTCCGTCCTGGCTCAGGCGTATCGGTGGGTGCGGGACCGCTCGGCGGCCTACGTTAGCATCGCCACGCCCGTCTTTCGGCACAGCGATCGCAAAGCTGTGGCGGAGTGGTACTTGCGGTATCATGGCATCGGGTGGTTGACCGTGGTTGAAGGCGACCCCCTCACGAGTGGCTGGTCGGGCGAATATCCGGTGCGAGAACTGCTCCCGGCACGAGTGCAGCGGATGCGCAAGCAACCGCACTGGCGGGACGGTACCCCCTACTTTCCTCATGACATCCGCCGATGTCTCTCCGAGCACAGCAAAGACTACGAGATAGCCGGGACGCCAGCGCCGCGGGCTTGGACCCCATTCAAAGAGACCTGTGAGCGTGTGCGTGCTGCGCTGAAAGAGGGTCCCCCGCTCACCGTGCGGGAGATTGTGGATCGCGTCGAGCACCACTACGCGAGCCCCAGCGGTGCCCGCTCGCGACTCAGCCACTATCTCAGTCATGGTGTGATCGAAGGTGTCGAACCATTCGGAGACGGACGGCCCCAACGATGGCAATTGGGGCCGCCCCCACCGGAGGCGCCGTGACCGCGGTCTACTGCCCCTACTGCAAGAAACACCTCCCCGGCCTGGAGTTGGGGCCGCAGACGCATGTCGAGTTGCGTGCCGAGAGTGAGGGTCGGCCCATGGAAGCCGGTGAGCATCGGGTCAAGTGCCGGCAGTGCGGTCAGCCATGGCTGGTGCGGGTGCTGGCTCTTGGTGCTGGTACTGTAGCTGTGGAAAGGAAGGGCCCTTGCTCAACGTCTAGCGAAACCGTAAGTTAGCCAACGAGTCAGCGCCCCATCGCGGGCCATCCTCTGTGCGGCTCTCGCAGCCCGGGAACTCAGAACCCTGAGCCCTGGGCTTTCTCTTTGTCCCAACGCCCCAAGCACTACGATCCTGCTACCAAAGCCGCTGTCATGGCGGCGCTCCTCGCCGGCCAGGGGATTCAGGAAGTGGCTAAACAGTACAAGATCCCAGAAGGGACGATCAAAGCCTGGAAGTCGCGGCAGAAGGATGCCTCCCAGGTTGCGGCGGTTGCGGCAGGAAAAAAGGAAGAGATCGGCGAGCTGCTGTTGGAATACCTCCGAACGAATCTCAGGACCCTGAAAGCGCAGACCGTCGTATTCTCCGATCCTCTCTGGTTGGCGAAACAAGATGCTGGCGAGGTGGCCGTGCTTCATGGCGTCATGACCGACAAAGCCATCAGGTTGCTTGAGGCGTTGAGCCGTGCTGACGTTACGCAAAGCTAAGGGCCTTCAAGTATGGACCGGGCCGGTGGATACCGGCCGCTTCCAGTTCGGTGCTGGAGCACTCGCTGCCGTTCCCGCTGACTTCGGGGAATGGCTGACGGTGGCCCGCCCGGAATTTCGATGGGATGCGAATCACTTCCGCATGATGCAGGCAGCATTGAACCGAGTAACCCGCAGGGAAGTGACCCGCGTGTTCTTTCAGGTCGCCATCCGGCATGGCAAGACCGAGCACAACACCGTGAGTTATGGGGCCTATCGGCTCGAGCGCGATCCCCGGTGCCGCATCTTGGCCTGTTCCTACAATCAGCAGCAAGCCGATCTCATCAGTCGCCGCATTCGCCGACTTGCGCGTGAGCGCAGGGTGCAGATGAGCGGTGACCGGGACACCGCCCGGGAGTGGGAAACAATGGCTGGTGGTGGAGCGCGGGCAGTTGGTGCTGGGGCTGGTGTTGCTTCGGTCAATGCCGACCTCATCCTCATTGATGATCCAGTCGGTTCTCGGGAAGAAGCCGAAAGCCAGGCGCACCGCGATCGCATCTGGGACTGGATCACCAATGATATCCTGGCCCGGTGCGAACCACAGACGGCGGTGCTCTTTACGATGTCGCGCTGGCATCAAGATGATCCGGCCGGGCGCCTCTTGGACCGGCAACGCGGACGCTGGCATGTCATCGACCTCCCGGGACGAGCTGAACCGAATGATCCACTGAACCGCCCCGTAGGGACTCCGCTGTGGCCCGAACGGCTCGGAGAAGATTGGCTCAACGAGAAACGTGAGGAACTGGGCGAGTATGGGTTTGCGTCCCTAGTCCAAGGTCGTCCCCGGCCTCGCGAAGGCGGTATGTTCAAGTGGGCATGGTGGCAACTGCTCGAAGCGATTCCCCAGACGGGTCGGATGGTTCGCTATTGGGATCTGGCCGGCACTGAGCCCAAGGGTCGGGGGCACGACCCAGACTACACGGCGGGGGCGTTGCTGTGTCGCATGCCAGACCAACGGACGGCGGTGGTCGATGTCGCGCGCTTCCGGAAATCGATCGCTGCCCGGGATGCAGAACTTGAGCGGATCGCCCTAGCGGACCGAACGATCTATCCTGGTCGGGTACGGTGGTGGATCGAAGCTGAGGCGGGCATTGCCGGGGAAGAACGGACGGCCGCACTCGTGCGGCGATTACAAGCCATTGGCATGGCGGTGCACACCGAACATGCCACCGGCAAGAAAACCATCCGGGCTGAACCCCTGGCCTCAGCAACAGAAGCGGGGAATGTGCTGCTCTGCCCCGGTCCCTGGCGTGAGGCCTTTCGCAACGAACTCGCCGACTTCCCACACGGGCTTCACGATGACCAAACCGATGCTGCGAGTGGGGCCTTTACGAAGTTGTCTATCCCCACAGCTGTGCATGTAGGAGACTTCTCGATATGACCACGCCTACGCAACCTATTCCCGAGAAGGATCGCCCGGACTACGAGAGCGCGCCGGTCAAAGCCATGCTGCCCGACCTGATGCTGGTGCGGGATGTGGCGGCCGGCCAGCGGCGGATCACTGAACGTACTACTGTCTATCTTCCCCGGCATCCTAAGGAAGAGCAGGCGAATTACCGCATTCGCCTCGGGCGGCCAACCTTCTTCAACGCCTTCATGCGGACGCTCGACGGGTTGGTCGGCATGGTCTTCCGCACCAGTCCCGAATTGGGCGATGATGTACCGAAGGCGATTGAGGAGCACTGGGAGAACATCGATAAGGAGGGAAACCACGGCGAGGTCTTCTTGAAGACCGTGTTGGCAGATGCCCTAGAAGCCGGCCATTGCGCAATCTTCGTGGATTACCCCGCTATCCCGGATCCCGAGAAGGTGACGCGAGCGGAGGAGCGGGCACAAGACCTCCGGCCCTATTGGGTCCATGTGCGGAAAGATGAGGTGGTCAACTTCCGCAGCTCCCGCGGCCAGGGCGGGGGACGGGTGCTCGACCAGATTACCCTGCGGTTCCGCACCCACGAGCAGGATGGGACATTCGGAGATAAGCCCGTAGTCCGGTATCGGGTGTATCAGCGGATTGACGGAACGGTACGATGGGAAATCTGGCAGGAGGGTGAGGACAAGACGCCACGACCTACAGGGGAACAGGGCGTCATCCTCAAGCAGGATCGCATCCCTATCGTGTTCATCTACGGCCGCCAAACGGGCTTCGGGGAATCCACACCGCCACTCCTGGACCTAGCGAACCTGAACATCCTGCACTACCAGACCAACGCCGACTACTTCCACGCGATGCACATCGCCTGTGTCCCGGTCCCCGTCGCGATCGGGATGCAAGAAGGCGCGCTGGTGGTGGGCCCCAACGCTTCTCTTTCGCTTCCCCAAGGCGGCGATTTCAAGTATGTCGAGACCTCGGGCGCGGCCCTCGCTGCCGCACGACAGGCTCTCGAAGACTTGGAAGGTCAGATGGCGGTGATGGGCCTGTCCCTGTTGCAGGGCGAGAAACGGGCGGCCGAGACGGCAGAAGCCAAGCGGCTGGACAAGAGCGAGAAGGACAGCGCGCTCTCCACGGCGGCGCGGGCCTTGCAAGACGGGGTCGAGCAGGCGCTCATGTTCCATGCGAACTATCTGGGTGAACAGCAGGCTGGCTCTATCACAATCAATCAGGACTTCATGGCCGAGGCGATGACCCCCGATCAGGTCCGGGTGTTGAGTGAAGCCGTTGCTAAAGGCCAACTCTCCCTAGAAACGATGTGGACGAAACTCCAAGAGGGTGAGTGGTTGCCGGACGACTTCGACGCCGATCTGGAGAAGCAGCGGCTGACCGATAGTGGGGCATTGCTAGATCCTAATGCGCCTCCACCGCCCCCCGCGCCGGCCCGCATGATGGAGGTGCAGAATCCTGATGGTTCTACCCGCATGAGGTTGGTCGAGAACCGTTGAGAGAGGATAAACACCCTCTTCTGGAGAATGCCCAATGAGTGTCGATCTGAATATCCTCCTGGCCAATGCCTTATTGGATCGGTACGACAGCGAGTTCCCACAAGGCTCGCTGGTCCAGATTCGGACGGGAGCCCCGCCGGGGGCCGAGAACGCGGCCAGCGGCTCGCTCCTGGTGGAGATCACGAGCCCCGCCTCGCCCTGGAACCCGGCAGGCAGCGGCAGCAAGACCAAGAACGGGACCTGGAGTGCCGCAGCGACGGGAGGCGGCGTAGCGGGCCATTACCGAATGAAGAATGCCGCAGATACGCGCCGTGAAGAAGGTACGGTGACTCTCACGGCCGGCGGTGGTGACATGACGTTGGACAACACGAACATCGCCGTGGACCAGGTGGTCACGATCAACACGTTCACGAAGTCGCTCTAGCCCAAGGGAGATATCATGGCCGTCACTGATATAATCACCGTCAATCACATCATCGAAGACCCTGAGACGGGTGCGCTGGAAGTCGAGATTGACCTGAACGGTTCGATCTATCCGCAGGTCTTCGAGAGTCGGGAACGGATGGTGCTGTTGATGAGTGGCGGTATCTCGACGCCCGCGGAAGCGGTAGCTTTGCTCTTTCACTGGTGGTTGGCGCGCGACCCCGACGCCAGCAACGAGGCGCTCGTCGTTGGCAAGGCGTTCAAGGTGGACTGGGGCGATCCGAACCCGATTAAGGTGAACTGATGCGCTCGGTCCATTCCGGTCGGCTGGAACGCTGGTTCGGTGCCGAGCGCGTCGAGCAGTTGAGTCGGATCGGACGAGGGTGGTACGGGCCGCCGATCCATCTGCTCGACTGTCCGGGCAGTGTCCGGATCTGCGGCGACGGCGACTTCATCGGGCCGTTCGAGCGCGGCTACTTCATGAGTGCCCTGGACGCGCTCAAGGCGGCGCTGGATCGCGCCGGCAGGCTGCATCCGGGGACGCTCTACACAGGCTTTACCAGCATCTCCGACGCGCTGGCGCGCGCCTCGGGAGGATTCAGCCAGCGACCGGGCGGCATGTTCAACAAGGTCGGCCCGACTGGTGTGCTCGGCGTCACGTCCAGTCTTCATAAGCTGGGCCCGCAGCCAGCGGCGGGCGTGGCGGCCGCAGGAGCTCCGGGCGGCACGGCCTACGTGGACTCGGATACGGGCGGGATGCTGTTCCTGAACCCGGCAGTGGGCTCGTTGCGGCTGGTGGGGGCGGATGTCGCAGCGTCCGTGATCAGCAACACCCTGATGCTCTACGACCGCCTATTCGCCGTCGCCAAGACGATGAACTCAACGGGCACGGAAGCCGTCACGGGCGTACCGACCCGCTACCAGAACCAGACCGCTGGCGCCGAAGACTACATCGGCGGGAATTTCCTTTTTGTCGAGGTGGGCTTGACGGCGCTCGCGGCCACCGCGCATAACTGGACGACCTGTCTCTACAACGATCAGGGCGGTGCGGGGAGCACGTTGCCCTCGCTCACTGGCAACTCGGGCGCGATCATCCACCGGCTCGACCATCCGGTCCAGCAGTGGTTTGCGCCGCTCGCCTCGGGGGACAATGGCATCAAGGCGCTGACGCAGATGCAGTGTTCGGCGCTGGTGGCGACGGGCCTCATCAACTTCGTGATTGGCCACATGATCGGGGTGATGTCCTTCCCGGTCATCAACTCGATGATCCCGTTCGACTGGCTCACCAATCGCGATCAGGCGCCGCGCATCTTCAACGACGCCTACTTGGCGTTCCTGGAGATCAATAAGCCAGCGACCGGGGCTGCGACCTACACTGGCACCCTCTACGCTACCAGCACGGCCTCCTAAATGTCGCTCTGGCTCTCCCGGATAGACGCGCTTGGTCGCCTCGTCTGGACACACGAGGCAGGCTTCTGGACCCCCTCGTTGACGGCGGTTGATCCAGAGATCCCCTATCTGCCGGTCGAGGAACCGACCGGAGGCGGCGGTATAACGGCAGACTCTAGTGTGGCCCTGCCGTTTGCCGTCAGCGCGGATGCGGACGTGCTGGTTGCTGCAGCTGGCGCGGTTGGCCTTCCGCTTGCGGTAAGCGGGACGGCAGCGATCCCTGTCACGGCCATCTCTGCCATTATTCTGCCGTTCGGTGTGAGCGGTCTAGCTGTCGTTGCGGTGCAGGGAGAGGGGCTATTCATCCCATTCTCCTTCATCGTTGCTGGAGCGGGGATAGTTGCTATTCACGCCGAAAGTGACATTGCGTTGCCCTTCACTGGCACGGGTGATGTACTAGTCGCGATCGTTGGAGAGGCGTTGATCGGGCTTCCGTTTGCGGTTGATGGTCAGGTAGTACTTTCCGCTGTTGCCGAGGCGTCCTCGCCGCCATCATTTTGGGGCTCGCGGTTCCGATCCCGTCGTGCTGTTGGAGAGGTCCAGTTGATCGTCCGGAGCTGGGCCCATGCCGTCGTGAGACCACAGGCACCGCAATGGCCTCCGATCGTTGCCATATCCACTATCCGATTACGGGTACTCTCTGTTGCTCACGCGGTTGGGCTTCATCCGACTCGTGAGATCCCTAGCATCAGTTTCAGACCTACACGTATTGCGCCTATTCCTATTCCTCGGTCACGTCAGGCCGAGAGCGAGATGGTCCTGCCATGGCAAGTAGAGAGCTCTGCGTCTCTTGCATCGCCGGCAGTACCGTTGCCGTTCGCCCTTCCCGAGCCCTGGACTCCAGAGGCTCCAGACCCTGTATTTGAGGACGAGGACGATTTGGCTGTCGCCGTGGCCATCTGGAACTGGAAAGGCCGGCGCGCATGACCCGTGTCATCGCGGAGATTGGGATCAATCACAACGGCGATCTCGATCTCGCCCTCCAACTAATCGAGTTGGCGCACGACTGCGGGTGCGATGCGGTGAAGTTCCAGAAGCGCACTGTGGACATCGTGTACTCGCCCGAGGTCTTGGCGAGCCCGCGCTATAGCCCGTGGGGCGTGACCAACGGAGAGCAGAAGCGGCACCTGGAATTCGGCCGACGGGAGTACGATGCCATTAACGGGCACTGTCACATACTGGGGATTGCCTGGTTTGCCTCGGCCTGGGACCTCCCCAGTCTGGAGTTTCTGAGGCCCTACGCCCTGCCCTACAACAAAGTCGCCTCCGCGATGTTGACCCACCGAGTATTCCTCGAAGCCGTGGCCGCGCAAGGCAAGGAGACATTCATCTCGACGGGCATGGGCACGTTGGGCCAGATCGAGGATGCGGTCAGCCTCTTCACTGCGGCCCGCTGTCCCTTTGTCCTGATGCACACGGTGAGCACATATCCCACGCCGGATGACCAACTCAACCTGCGGATGCTCGATACCCTGCGGAAGATCCACCCCCATGTGGGCTACTCAGGCCATGAAGTCTCGCCGCTGCCTTCCATCATCGCCGCAGCCTTGGGTGCCGAGGTAGTCGAGCGGCATATCACCTTGGACCGCTCGATGTACGGGAGCGATCAAGCGGCATCGTTGGAACGCCGGGGATTGGAAATCCTACTGGACGGCATTCGGCGCCTGCCCGGTTACTTGGGCGACGGGGTCAAGAGGCTAATGCCGGGCGAGGCTGAAGTGTCCAAGAAACTGCGGTACTGGGAGGCGGCGTGAACTGCTTGCTGTGCGGTTCCGACTACTTGCTGACCGTCACCAGCAAACTCCGCAACGGGTCGGGCGAAGTCCTCCGGTGTGGGGCCTGTGATCTGGAGATGCTGAATGGCAAGCCGGTGGACTATGCCCAGGCGTACCGAGATAGCCATGGGCCGGTCCTCGGACGGCGGAGCACCCCGGTGGAACTCTTCGACGCCTATCGTTCCCACCAAGAGCACCGGGTCGCACTCCTCAAGCCGCTGTTCACCGAAACGACCAGGGTCCTGGATATCGGGTGTTCGGCCGGCCAGTTCCTCGACGCGGTGAAGCCACACGTCAAGGAAGCTGTAGGGATTGAGGTGGACCCCGAAGCCGCTGCCTATGCCCAAGAGCGCACCGGCTGCTCGGTGTACGGCAGCCTGAAGGAACTCCCCAAAGGAACGTTCGGACTACTCTGCTACTTCCAGGTGGTGGAGCATCTGACGAATCCCCTGGAGGAAATCCGCGCCGCGCTGCCGTACCTCGCCCCCGAGGGTGTCTTGTGCATCGAGGTGCCGAGTCTCCGGGACCCGCTCCTCACGGTCTATCAGAACGCGGCGTATCGGAAGTTCTACTATCACGAGGCGCACCGCTGGTACTTCAGCCCCAAGAGTCTCCGGGCGCTGTGCGAGCAATTGGGATTCACGGGTGATGTGTACGGTGTGCAGGATTACACCTTCCTGAATCATCTGCACTGGGCATTCACCGGGACACCGCAAGCATCCTGCGAGGACGGGCTGGTGGCGAAGTGGCCGGCGCATCCCCCGCAGTTACCGGAAGTGCTGGACGATTTCGCGGTCGCCGTGGATCAACGCTACAAGACGTATCTGGCGCAGATCGGGTGTACCGAGAACATTACGTTTCTCGGGAAACGGCCATGATCCTGGGCCTGATCCCGGCTCGCGGTGGCAGCCGCAGAGTGCCCCAGAAGAACCTCGCTATGCTGGCGGGGAAGCCGCTGCTTCAATGGACCTTCGAGGCGGCGAAGGGTAGTACCCGGCTGGACCGAATCGTGCTTTCCACGGAGGACGCGGAGATTGCCAAGTTCGCCCGCTTGCATGGCGTCGCAGTCCTCGACCGGCCCCCGGACCTGGCGAGTGACGGGGCCACGACCGCCGCCGTGCTGCAACACGCGGTTGAAGTGTTGAATCCCGATGTCGTGGTGCTCCTCCAGCCCACATCGCCGATTCGGTTCCGCGGCCTGATTGACCGCTGTATCAGGGCGTTTGAAGCTGCCGACTGCGACACCCTGGCCACGGGGTTCATTAGCTACCAGTACCCCTACGGCTCCATCGGCAACGTGCCCCAGCAGGAGATGCGGGGGTTCTTCTATGACGACGGCAACGTGTACGTCCACCGGGCGGCGCACTTGCGGGAGGGTAAGTGGTTCGGTGAGCGCCGGCACGAATTGGCGATCGAGCCGTGGTACAACATCGAACTCGACACGGTGGCCGACTTTTGGGCAGCCGAAGGGATTATTCACCGGATGCATCAATGAGCGAGCCCCGTGCAGCGATCGAAGACCAACTGCCCGTGACCTGGGACCGGGCGGTCAACGCGACGGTCTATTCGGGGGACCGGGCCTACATCGACTTCACGTCGGGCATCTTCGTGGCCAACATCGGCCATTCCCATCCTGGGGTGGTCGCGGCGCTGCGTGCCCAACTCGATCATCAACTCCTGCACACCTACACCTTTCCCTCGGCCTCGCGGATGCGTTTGGCCCGGAAGTTGTGTCAGGTGACGGGCTTCGAGCGGGCGTTCCTGCTGTCCACGGGCGCGGAGGCCGTGGAAGCGGCACTACGTATCGCCCGCCGGGCAACGGGTCGGCGGGATGTGGTGAGTTGGGACGATGCCATGCACGGCAAGACCTTGGGCGCCCAGCAGCTCATGCACGGAGGTCCCCACGTTGTCCGGTATCCCTTCCCGCGGGCCATGGAACGGTTCGAGGGTCCCGATGGACAATTCGCCGCAGCCGTCGTCGAGAGCTACCAGGGATGGAGCGCCACGTTCTTCCCTGCACCCTACATGCGGGACGTGGCCGAGTGGTGCGGGCGAACGGGAGCGTTGCTCATCCTGGACGAAGTGCAGGCGGGCTTCGGACGCACGGGCAAACTATTCGGCTACGAGCATTACGGCGTAACACCTGATCTCGTGTGTCTCGGCAAGGGCCTCGGTGGTGGGCTGCCTATCTCGGCCGTATTAGGCTCCGCTGTACTGCTGGACAATGACCCGAGTCTCACGAGTACGCATTCCGGCAATCCGCTGTGTTGCGCGGCGGCACTCGCTACGCTCCAGGTCTTGGAATCCGAGCATCTCATTGAGCGGGCTGAACGTCTCGGCCACTACATTGACGCGCGCTTGCGCTGCCAGTCGTACCCCTACGCGGGCACGGGCATGGTGTGGGCCATCAACATGGGGAACGTCGAGGACGCTGATCGGGTTGTTGAGCTTGCCGCAGAGTCGGGCGTACTCCTGCTTCGGACGAAGCGCGGCACGGTGAAGCTCGGCCCCCCCCTGACGATTCCCGAACGCGATCTGGGCAAGGGGCTGGACATCATCACGCGAGCATTGATCTCCTGCCGTCGTGCGGAACGGATTGCATGATCCTTGCCTACCGGCATACCGGCGTGAATGTGACCGACATCGCCAAGGCGGTGCACTTCTACACTGTGTTGTTGGGCCTGACTATCGTGGAGCGGCGGACGGAACACGGCAGCTACATTGACGCGCTCACCGGCCTCCCGGACGTGACATTGGATTGGGTGAAGGTCGGAAGCCCCAACGGGGTGCTCATTGAACTGGTGAAGTTCTGGTCCCAGGGCCACCGCAGAGTGCCCGGTCCTCATGATTACGCGACCATCGGGTGCAACCATCTCTGCCTCCAGGTGGATGATGTGGAAGCCATGCACCGGGAGTTGACTGCTGCGGGCGTGAGCTGCCATCCGGTCCAGACCGACCCGCCGGGGAAGGTGAAGAATATGGCCTGCTACGATCCGGATGGGACCATCATCGAGCTAGTGCAGGTCTTGTGAGTGATGCCGCGACGTTGCTCCGGGATAGCGCTGCCGTGCTCCAGGAGACGGCGCTCACACAGGCCGACCAGATGCGGACCATTGGCTTGGTCATCGCCGCGGCCTTGCTCAGAGGTCACAAGATTCTGTTCTGCGGCAACGGCGGCTCGGCGGCGGACGCTCAGCACCTTGCGGCGGAATTGCTGGTTCGCCTGCGGCCTGGGGTGAATCGCCGCCCGTTGCCGGCGATCGCCCTGGCGATGGACCCGTCCACGCTCACCGCCTGCGGCAATGACTACAGCTTCGGCGTTCATTTCGCCCGCATGGTCGAAGCTTTCGGTCGACAGGGTGATGTCTTGGTGGGCTTGTCCAGCTCGGGGCAATCTCCCAATGTGGTGGCGGCACTCATCGCTGGCCGTGCGCGAGGGCTGGTGACCGTCGGCTTACTTGGTGGGGACGGCGGGAACTGTGCTCGCTCCTGCGACTATGCGCTCATCGTGCCGTCCACCGTGACCGGACGGATTCAGGAGGCCCATATCGCCATCGGGCACGCGATCCTGGAAATCGCGGAAGATGCTATCGTGGAGGCCGATGCCGCCGCTTGACGGGAAGGTCATCATCGTGACCGGGGGCGAAGGACTCCTGGGTCAACAGCACATGGCTGCGATTCGGGACGCCGGAGGGGTCGCCATCTCTGCCGACGTGCATCATGAAGAATGCACCGATGTCACCGATCCAGACTCCATTCGGGCGCTCTTGAAGCTGACCCTAGAGTGGCATGGCCGTGTGGATGGCCTGGTGAACAATGCCAGCCACAATCCCAAGATGGAAGATGGCAAGGGATTCAGCCGCCTGGAAACCATGACGCTGGATGAGTGGTACGCCGCGCTCGATGTGGGGCTCACGGGGGCCTTCCTCTGCTCGCAGATCATCGGGAAACACATGGCCGCACATGAGGGCGGGGTGATCTTGAACATCGCCTCGGTGCTGTCCGTCATCGCCCCCGACCAGCGACTCTACCGGAAGCCGGGAATTCCAGAGGAGGCGCAACCCGTGAAGCCGGTGACGTACTCTGTGGAGAAGGCTGGGCTTCTCGGGCTGACCAAATACCTCGCTACCTACTGGCCCAACGTGCGCTGCAACGCGCTATCTCCCGGGGGCGTATTCAACGGCCAGCCGCAGGACTTCGTGGGCCAACTCACGGCCAAGATTCCCATGGGCCGCATGGCTCGCGTAGACGAGTATCGTGCGGCCGTTGTGTTCCTGCTCTCGGACCAGTCATCGTATATGACGGGGCACAATATGGTGCTCGATGGGGGCCTGAGCGTCTGGTAGATGGCTACTGACCCTACGGCCTCCGTCGTGCGCCACGCCATCGCACTCCGCCGTTACGAGAATGGCATCGCGCAGGAGATTCACGACTTGTTCCGTGCGGCCGGCGACGAGATGCGGGACCTCCTCATTCGGCTCGACCCGAACGAGGTACTGCCGGGCTGGCTTCAGGCCCGTATCCGCCGGCTCGGCGTTGAGGCGAGTGGGATCCTCCAGCAAGTCTACGCCGACTTACAACGCTTCGCTGCGGATCGCCTTGTGTCCTTGGGAGATGTCGAGTCCGAGTTCGCCGCCCGGCTCTTGGAGCGCACGGCATCCGGCGTCTCCGTGGATATCGAGGCCAAGAGTCTCACCATCCGTCAGTGGCGTTCGATGCTCCAGACCGACCCGATTCAAGGCGCTCCGCTCAAGGACTGGTGGGCCACCCAAGAGAAGGCCGCCGCCTTTGCCTTCCGCCGCCAAGTCCAGCTCGGGATGGCGAACAGTGAGACCACCGATCAGATCATCCGCCGGGTCCGGGGGCGCTTCGTGCGGCCGGGGGTCTATGAGGGTGGCGTGATCCAGGCTTCCACCCGACAGGCGGAAGCCATTACCCGGACCGCCATTAACCAGATCGCCACCCGGGCCCAGGTAGAGACATATCAGGCGAATGACGATCTCACGGAGGAATACATCTACACGGCGACGCTGGATGACCGGACCTCGGCGATCTGCCAGGCCTTGGATGGGCAGCGGTTCAAGTACGGCGAAGGGCCGATGCCCCCACAGCACGTCAACTGCCGCTCCGCCATTCGGCCGGTTGTGAACTGGGACAAGTTGGGTTTGCGTCCTCCCCCGTCAGGAGAACGGGCCGCGGTCGGTGGGCCGGTCTCCGCGAAGCTCGATTACGCCGACTGGCTCCGGCAACAATCCCATGCCGAACAAGACGGCATCCTCGGGCCGGCGCGCGCTGCATTGTTTCGGGCCGGGAAAATTACACTGGCCGAT